TTAAATAAGGGGTTTTGATGGCTTATTTTTTTGCTTTGGTACTATTTTGGTACTATTATTCAATTCTTCTAATTTATCCACCAGAGCGGTGTGCTCGTTCGGATAGAGGTGGCCATAAACATTGTTTACCATATCAACAGAGTCTCCAATTCGTTCGGCAATTAGTAGGGGCTTGAAATCCAGATTAATTAAAAGGGACACATGGCTATGTCTTAAGTCATGAACTCGGATGCGCTTGACTCCGGCCAGCGCGCAGTATGCCCGTAATTTCCTGCCCATAATTACTTTGGTATATTGAAAGGCCCTGTCTTTTTCGTCTGGATTATAGTGCCTTAGCTTATACCTAAGAAGGCTATCACACAAAAATAAAGGGATAGGAACCTTTCTTACGCTGCGCCGTGTTTTAGGAGTGGTTATTATATCGTCTGATCCAAAGCGGTGGTATGTTTTAGTTATGTTGATAATACGATTTGTAAGATCTATATCCGCCCATGTAAGAGCAAGCATTTCCCCAACTCGCATACCTGTGTAATATAGGACTGTGAACGCTTCGTTTAATCCTGGATCGTCAACAGAGTTTATAAATTTATCAAATTCTTCTTTTGTCCAGAATGACATTTCTTTTCCATTGTCAGAGCTTCCGATAGATCCGGCTTTTTTGCAAGGGCTTGCTTTCAGACCATAATAGGTAACTGCATAATTAAATATACACCTCAGCTGTTTATCCATAGCACGTAGGTAGATTGGACTAAAGGGATTGTCTTTTTCGTCTTTGTGAGATAATACCTCATTTTGCCAAGTTCTTATGACCTGCGGTGTTATCTTATCCATAGGGATATCTCCGAAAAATGGCATTAATTTGTTGATAACAATATTTTGTTTACAAATAATTGTGGATTGTTTTAAACGATTTTCCATATCTTCAAAATATATTTCAGTGAAATCTTTAAATGTCATTAAAAGACTAGAGCTGTTTTGAGATAAAAACGATCTTTCCCATTCTTTTGCATCCCTCTGGAGCTTAAAGCCCCTTTTTTTCTTCTGCTGTCTTTTTCCTGCATAATCAGTATAGTAAAATTTGCAATAGTATGTACCTCGCTCTTCGTCTTTGTAAACTGGCATAATATCATTTCCTTTCTGTTTTTTGGGTATAAAAAATACGCCCCTTGCCAGCGTGTTTTAAAAATGATATAATATGGATGCCAAAATATCATTTCTTTCCGGAGCGCCGGTAAGAGAAAATTTATGTGAAAGCCGTTCGGTACGCCAATACCGGGCGGTTTTTCTATTCATAGAAATCTTATCTAGAATAATCAACTGTTTTAACGACATTTTCATCCCCCAGGTTGACGCCGGGTGTAGTATCGATCATCTGTGACTCTCTCCAATTGTACAGTGCTGCCTTAGCTGATTCCCCTTTATTTATAGCATCTATATTTTTATTATATTCTTCTTGCGATTGCCCTGTAGTCTGAGTTGGATTTTGGCATACTCCATTTTGGTCGAAATGATAAGTCATACCTTTTTCAACGTAATCCTCAGTTCTTGCATCGCCTGCAGGATTCATATAATACCATTTTCCTCCCACAGTATTTACCCAACCAGTAAGCATATAGCCATTTGAATCAAAGCAGTACCATTTTCCATTCTCCTGGATCCATGAATTAATTTGAAAACTTCCATCGTCATTCTGATAACGCCAGCCATTAGCATCTTGCTTCCATTCTGCCGCTAAAACTGTTGAACTCATCAACGCGGACAAGACTGCGGTTGCTATCAATAGTTTTGATTTCTTCATATTCATTCCCTCTTCCTTCTGTATTTTTATTAAAAAGCCATTGGCTATTTTAATCTTAATTCTATAAGTTCTTTTTGATAACCCCATAATCTTGATAGCTGATCAACTGTAAATTCACTATGTTCGCGAAGCATATCGTCTCCAATTAAGAAATTCATTGCAAATACATTAGCTTCTTTTTCGTAATGGGATGTATTCAATAATGTGCGTGAGTCCATAAATACAGCATTGGCTTTCTTGTGCAAAAGCATGTGACCTAATTCATGTGCGCACACAAATATCTTCTCATGGCGCGGGAGGCTTTCGTCTATGTAGATAATGTTGTTTCTCTGAAAATATTGATAAAACCCCCGTACACCAGTTAATGATGCAAATACCAGAATTACATTCATTCCTTTTATGACTTCAAATGGATTGCGGCTCTGGTACTTTCTTGAAAGTGAATCAGCCTTCTCTTTTATACCCATGCATTTTGTCAGTCCTTTTTGTACTTTTTAGGAGTAAAGATCTCTTTGTTCTTTCTTTTTGCCATTTCCATACCAACTTGCATCGCCGATAAAATTGATTCGATTGCTTCTGGTGACGCTGGATCTCCGTCAAACATTAAGCCTTCTTGGGAGAGAAGCATATCCCTTGTTGAATCAAGAATTTTTTCGATATCGCGCTCATCTTTACGGGTAAGAGGTCTTTCTATTGCTTTTAAACTCTCTTCCCCCGTCATGAGATATTGCAAACCTATATTTAAGTAATCAGCAATTTCAATAGCTCGATCTGACGGTATTGTTCCCTTGCGAAGCTGACCAATGTACCCGTTTCCATATCCTAGATCTCGTTCAAGTCGAGAGATAGGGATTTTTTGTTCTTTGCATGCCTTTTTAATTATATCAACACTGTTCATTATGCACCTCTTACTTTTTAGAGAAAAAACTAAAATAATGGCTTGACAAAATAGAGACAACTCTATATAATGAACTTAAGCATTTAGAGAATCACCTAAATGCAAAAGACCTATCTTAGAGAATAGTCTCGTATAATTGCTGGACACTCTTATATTAGATTATTCTCTAAAAAAAGTCAATAGTTTTGATGTATTTATCTAAAAAGGAGGTGGTTTTTTGTACTATAAAAAAGTAGAAGCCTATTGCAAGAAAAATAATATTGCCATTTCTGTATTTGAAAGACGGTGCGGACTTGGAAATGGGACAATCGGCGGGTGGATAGATTCAAACCCAAGAATTGATTCTTTGCAAAAGGTCGCAACTGAAATGGGCATTTCTCTGGCTGATTTACTGCAGGATAACCAGAATACAGAAAAGGAGGAAAGTCAATGAGCAAGTTAATAATGACTGCTGCAGAAGTCGCCGAAATCATGGAAGTATCCGAACGTACTGGGTACAACGTTATTAAACAGCTTAACTGTGAGTTGAAAGCGAAAGGTTTTTTAACCAGAGCCGGAAGGATTCCGCGTAAGTATTTTTACGAACGAACAGGCTTAATGCCAGAGGAGGTCCCCCATGCAGAAGTACTATGACAATTTAGACGATTATTATGATCACAGCAGACACCCATTAATGGACAAGGTTATATGCTACGTCAGGATGACAATTATATTTTTCTGCTGTCTGGCACTATTATTTGCCTTGTGTGGCGTCTTAGAGACTTTGTGAGAGGTGGTGAGAAAGTGAATATACAGGAATTTGAAAGAAACCTTAAAGTGCAACGTGAACTAAGAAATGAGATTATCAACTTCTTGAAAAGCAAGGGACTGACGTATGGACAAGCATTGAATGCAATAAAAGAAGCCCAATCGTACTTGGAAAGGACTTCTTTAGAAAACAAGCTTTAAAATGCTTAATCCATGTCTTCATATTCAATAGGAATTTGTTGGAGGGCGTAATTATATGACTTAACAAATGCTCGTAACTCAGAATCATGACCGTTTTCTTCTGGGTTATCCTGTTGATACTTTATTAATTTAGCTTGAGCGTAAGCAATGGCCAAATCATAAACGGTTTTTTTATCCACTTTAATTTCTCCTTTCATTAGTACTCAGCTCTGGCAGGAGCCTGTAAGTACAGTATATGGAGAAGTAGAAGGTTTTACAAGAAGGAAGGTGAAAGAATTATGATGAAATATGAGTTTGAAAATCTCATTGGGCACCCAGTCAGTGACGAAGAGTACGGAACCATTGAGTACGTCTACACTTGGTACCCAACGATTAGCGAGACTGAGGGCAAGGCCCAGATAGCAAAACTTTACACGGACTTCGGTATGCCCCTTATTGAAGATATGGTGGAGAGGGCTGGGAAGATGGAGAGGCTTGGGAAAGATTTACACATAGCCCGTAGTCAGGTCACTTTCGTGCAGGATCGCATTAAGGCATTGAGAGGAGAGAAATTATGACAGGATACAAGATTTATTTAACAAAAAGCCTTGAAGTGGCTCGTCTTATTTCGGAGGCAATGCTAAACAAAATAGGCGGGGTTGAGAACCTGCATAGCACATCAAGTGGTGCAGTAGATCAGGATTGTCGAGTACCAAGTTTGTACCATGATAAAGGGTACTTCTATTGCATACTGGAGTATAGGAATTTGGAAACACCGAAGCATGAAATTATATTTGCATGAGAGAGGAGAGGAATCATGAAGCTTGAAAAATGGATACTGGAAGAGCTGGAAGACATGCCGGTTGATGTGTTAGCGGACTCAGTTGAGAATGGGCTGTTCAAATCGTTACAGATTAATGATGGCCATATTATCGGCTGTGAAAAAGCAGAAACCCCAGGAGCAGCAACTCCCAGGGAATCAAGGTAACTCGTAAACACTTTTCACCCCTATTATACATAGGGAATAGGAGGATTGCAAGAAAATGAATCTGAGATTAAAGAAAATTTCTATCGAGAATTTCAAGGGAATCACCCAGTTAGTGATTGATTTTCAGAAAAGGACAATCATTTCTGGTCAGAACGCAACCGGAAAAACAACCATAATGGACGGTTTTACATGGCTGCTTTTCAATAAGGACAGCGAAGGAAAGTCTGATTTTAATATTCGTCCCAATGATCGCCAGGGTGAGCCGATAGACAATTTGGTTATTAAAGTGTCTGCCGTATTGGAGGCGGACGGAAAGGATATCTTGCTTTGCAAGACGCAGGAGCAGAACTGGGTTAAAAAGAGAGGCAGTGAGGTTTCTCAGTTGCAGGGGAATATTAATAAATATGAAATCAATGAAATTCCTAAGGCTGAAAAGGATTACAAGGCCTACATAGATGGTTTGATGAATGAGGAACTGTTTAAATTAATTACCAGTCCCCAGGCGTTCACTTCTCTGAAATGGAAAGATCAGAGAACAATTCTCTTAAAATTGGTCTCTGAGGTCACGGATCAGGATGTGATCTCTACTGATCAGAAGTTCTCTTCATTGTCTGAGACTTTGAGAGAGTTTTCCGTAGATGATTTGACAGCTAAAGCAAAGAAAGCGCTGAAAGAACTGAACAATAGGCAGGCGGAGCTTCCGGCCAGAATTGATGAAGCCAGCAAAGGTTTGGTACAGGCTGATTTTACAGAATGTGAGAACCAAAAAGCGGATCTGGAGAAGCAGATTAATGATCTGGCAGAGCAGGAAAACAGCGCATCAAAAGCCAGTGAAGCACTTACTCAGATTAATAGTGCAATTATGCAAAAACAGTTTGATTTAGGCGATTTAAAGCGCAAAGCGAATGAAAAGCTGATGAATCAGCGGCGGGAAATTCAGCGGAAGATTGATGATGCTGGATACTCCTTCTCAGATGCAATAAGAGAGTATGAGAAGGCAGAACGTGAGATTCAGCAAAAACAGGAACTTCTGGAAAGTAACCGGTCTTACAGAGAAGTGTTGCTTAAAAATTATGAAGAAGTAAAGACCATGCAGGTAAATGAGGATACTCTATGCTGCCCGATGTGTAAGCAGATGCTTCCGCCAGAGCAGAAAGAAACTAAACTGGAGGAGTTTCAGTCCAATAAGCAAAAGAGTCTTGCTGACATTGTGAAGAATGGAAAACAGGTTTCGGCAAATATTGAAGCTTTTGATAAAGAAATCGCCACTCTTAAAGAGAAGTTGGAATCCTGCAAAGCCAATAAGGTGGAACAGAATAAGCGGAAGACAGTAGCCATGGAAGAGTTGGCTAAATTACCTCAACAAGTAGATGTATCTAGCAATCCAGAGTATCAGTCAATATCAGCCGAAATACAGAAAATAGAAAAACAGGCACAGGATATGGGAACCGGGTCAGGGTATTTGAATCAGTTAAAACAGAAGAAGCAAGAACTGACTACGCAGTTTGATAGAGTTAAATCTACACTTACAGGAAAAGAGAATAATCAGAGAGTGCAGGCCCGCGTAATAGAACTACAACAGGAGCAGCGGACCACATCACAGCTGATAGCTAACCAGGAGAAGGAGCTTTTCCTTCTGGAAGAATTCACTAAGGCAAAGATGGACCTGCTTTCTTCACGGATTAACTCAAAATTCAAGTTGGTCAATTTCCGCTTGTTCGAAAATCAGATCAATGGAGGATACAAGGAAACTTGCGAATGTATGGTAAACGGAGTTCCCTTCAGTTCCTTGAATGCAGGGCACAGAGTAGTTGCCGGGCTGGATATTATTACAGCGCTACAGGAGATCTATGGAGTTACGGCCCCTATATTTATCGATAATGCAGAGTCCGTAAATGATTTTAATATTCCGGATATGGAAGGGCAGCTCATTCTTTTAAAAGTATCAGAAAATAGCACATTGGAAGTGGAGGCGTAAAGATGGGAAACGAAGTTGCGACGTCACAGCCAAAAGGAATGGCAAGCTTTTTATCAAGCGATAAAGTCAAGGCAAACATTCTGCAGGTGGTGGGTCAGAAGAATACAACAAGATTTATTGCAAGTGTGGTATCAGCAGTACAGAATACACCGGCATTGCAGGAATGTAGCCATAACAGCATTTTAAGTGCAGCACTTCTGGGGGAAGCCTTGAATCTTTCCCCCAGTCCGCAACTGGGACAGTTTTATATGGTTCCCTATAAGAAAAAGGATCGTAATGGTCAGGTGATTGCTGTTGATGCCCAGTTTCAGTTAGGGGCTAAAGGTTATAAGCAGTTGGCAATGAGGACAGGCCAGTATAAGGACTTAGATGTAATTTATATCCGCCAGGGTGAGTACCTGGGACGTGATCGATCAACTGGTAAACATAAGTTTGAATTCATTGAAGATGATGCAATCAGAGAAGAACTGCCGGTTATCGGGTATCTGGCATACTTTGAACTTCTTAACGGTTTCAGGAAAGAGATATTCTGGACCAGGTCCAAGATGGAGAAACATGCAGACCAGTATTCACAGGCATTTAATCTCAGCGATTACCACTTGCTCCAGGAAGGAAAAATCCCTAAGAAGGATCTCTGGAAGTATTCTTCCTTCTGGTATAAGAGCTTTGACGAGATGGCAGAAAAGACCATGATCCGGCAGTTAATTAGCAAATGGGGCATTATGAGCATTGAAATGTCTGATGCATACGAGCGGGACATGGCTGTTATAAGTGAAGACGGTAGTCCTCGTTACATTGACAATGAGACAGTGAATCAGCACGAAGATGATTTAAGTCAGGCAAATACAGTTGATTTTGAGGAAGTGCCGGTGGCTGTAAATAGTGAAGTTGTAGAGCAAACTGGTGGTGATCCATTTTGAAATTGACCTGTTTAGGGAGCGGATCGGCGGGAAACTGCTATCTGCTCCACAATGAGACGGAGTGCCTTGTTATAGAGGCTGGAATACCATTCAAAGAGGTCAAGAAGGCACTGGACTTCAACATCAGTAAGATTATGGGAGTGGTTGTCTCTCATGAGCATGGTGACCATGCTAAATATCTACATGAGTACATAAAAGTCGGTATACCTGTTATGGCTCCAAGCATGGGGCATGTAACGGGGGAACTGACGGCGATTAGCAACCCCTTTGCTGTCAGGACGTTTCCATTGGTTCACGATGCGCCGTGTACCGGATTTTTAATTGAACATCCGGAAATAGGGAGGTTGCTTTTCGCAACGGATACTGAGTATATCCGGTATAAATTTAAGAGCCTGATTCACATCATGATCGAGTGCAATTACAGCAGAGTTCTGTTGCGGGAATCATATCATGAGAGCTTACAAGACCGGATAAAGCTTACGCACATGGAACTTGATACCTGCAAGGATTTTATTCAGGCAAACGAGAGCCATGACTTAAGAACGGTCTGTCTACTGCATTTATCTGATCGGACAAGTGATGAAACAGTTTTTCAGAAGGAAGTTCAGGAGTTGGTAGAGTGTCCGGTTTATGTAGCAAGCAAAGGAATGGAATATGAACTATAGAGGAGGAATGACATATCAATAGAGTAATTCTAATAGGCAGGTTGACCAGGGATCCTGAGGTCAGATATTCAGACAATGGACATACCGTTGCCCGCTTTGCCATTGCGGTCGATCGGCGGTTTAAAAAAGAAAATGAGCAAAATGCGGATTTCATAAATACAGTAGCATTTGGAAAGACGGCAGAGTTCATTGAAAAATATTTCTTTCAGGGAAACAAAATTGTTGTTGAGGGACGAATTCAAACAGGTTCCTACACAAATCAGGATGGGCAAAAAGTTTACACAACAGATATTGTGGCAGAGCAGGTAGAGTTTGGTGAATCTAAGAATTTTAACAATGCAAATGGATCTGCAAATGAATCAAGACCCGCCCCCAGTAGTGCGGTCGGTGACGGATTTATGAACATCCCAGATGGAGTCGAAGACGAAGGTCTTCCATTCAACTAAGGAGGGATCAGATGGTAATACAAATTGATTCCAGAGAAAAGGCCAGGGCAATCCGTAAAATTGTGGACACTTTCGATCAGCAGGGAATACAGCACTTTGTCAGCAAACTCCATGTCGGGGACTATATGAATTTTGACAATCCCAGGCTGATTATAGACCGGAAGCAAAATTTAACCGAGGTCGCCTCCAACGTGTGCCAGGGGCATCGAAGATTTACCGACGAATTAAAACGAGCGCAGGAAATTGGAGTCAAGGTGATCATGTTGGTGGAGCATAGCAACCAGATCAAGAGCATTGATGATGTCCATGAATGGAACAATCCACGATTGAAAACGTCTCCAAAAGCGGTCACCGGCGAGAAGCTGGAGAAAATCTTAAAGACTATGGAACGTAAATATGATACCCAGTTCCTATTCTGCGACAAACTACATACTGGCAGCAAGATAATTGAATTACTGGGAGGTGTCTCTGGTGACCGTTGAGGAAATCAAAGATACATATAGCATGAGGGATATTGTGGAGCGTTATGGATTTCAAACCAATAGGAAGGGGTTTATACCCTGCCCCTTCCACAATGGGGACAGACATGCTTCTCTTAAGGTATACGATAAGGATTTTCATTGCCACGCTTGTGGAGCGAATGGAGATATCTTTAGTTTTATTCAGATGATGGATGACGTTGGGTTTAAGGAGGCGTTTATCGAATTAGGAGGGGATTATCGCTCAGGGGATAAAGTGAACCTATCTCAGATATTGATGAGAAAAAGAGAACGAGAAGCAACTCGCATACAAGAAGCAGAATTTAAGGCATGGAAGATACAAAAGTTAATTGAGGTCTGCCGGTTGCTTCGTATGTACGACAAGCTCGAAAGCGTTTATGAGCCCCTGTCAGATGAATGGGCGGTGGTGATTAATAAAAAACAAATCTTGGAAGAAGATTACAGAATCTTAGTATCTGGCATCCGGGAAGAGCAAGAGGAGATGAGAAGCTTAAATGAATGAACCTTTAAAGGTTTATACCCAAGAAGAATTTAATACCGAAGAGCCTTATAAGCTCCTTTATGCTCACCGGGACGATGGTTTTAAATACATGCAGTTATTTAATAACCTAACTGCCAATGCCGAAAAAGTAGGATTCCGACGCTTTGGTACTATGGTAAAGGCTTACTTTGCGCAGCATGGTGACAAAAAGAGTATGAACAGCGTTGTAAACAACGTCACCAACTTTAAGGATCAGCCAATAGAGCTTTATACCGGAGATTGGATCGCCAATGATGAAGGCATTGTAAGACGCAATGATAAGCAGGGTCTTGATATAGCATGTACGCACCCAATTCTACCTGTGCAAAGGCTTATAAACATTGAGGATGAAAGTGTAAAGCTTCGCCTCATGTTCCGTAGAAATTACGGAGCCTGGAGCAGTGTGGTGGCGGCTAAGAAGGCTTTGTTTACAGCAAATGGCATAAAGGATCTTGCTGACAAGGATATATCAATATCAGATAAGAATGCTTCCTATATGGTGGAGTATTTACAAAATATGGATGATCTTAATCATGATATTATTCCAAAAGTTCAGTCAGTGAGTCATTTGGGCTGGACGAAAACAGGACAATTCTGCCCGTATACTGGAAACTTGGAGTTTGATGGCCAGGACAATTTTAGAAAGATCTTTCAATCGGTCCGCTCAGAGGGAAAGCTGGAATCATGGGTCACAGAAGTGAGAAAGGTTAGAGAAACTAATTCTCCAGCCAAGATTGCCCTGGCTGCAAGCTTTGCATCGGTTGTGCTAAAAACAATAGGGAAACTGAACTTTATCGTTCATCTGTGGGGTGGAACTGAGACGGGAAAAACAGTGGCCCAGCTTCTGGCAACTTCCGTATGGGCGGATCCGAACGATGACGCTAACTTTATGCAGACCTTTAATGGCACGGTAGTGGGACTGGAACAGCAGGCAGGGTTTGTAAATAACCTCCCATTGATCTTAGATGAATTTCAGCTTGTGAAGGATAAGAAATCCTTTGAGCAAGCCGTTTATATGCTCTGTGAAGGCATAGGCAAGACCAGAGGAGCGAAAACAGGAGGATTACAGAATACTCTTACGTGGAAGAATTGCACCATTACATCTGGAGAGTCTCCCATTACCCATAATGCGTCAGGTGGTGGATCCGTAAACCGTATAATTGAGATTGAGTGCAGGGAGAAGCTGTTTAAGGATGCACATGGTCTTCTGGAGGTCATAAGGACAAATTACGGCCATGCTGGGCGGTTGTTTATGGGCTTTCTGTCAACAGAAGGGGCCAAGGAAAAGGCCAAGAATTATTATAAGCAGTTCTACCAAGAATTAGGGACAGCCTCGACTGAGAAGCAGACAATGGCCGCTGCAGCAATTTTAACGGCCGACGCTCTGGCAACGGAGTGGATATTTTGTGATGGACAAGCTCTGACCGTGGCAGACATAGAAAAGCACCTGCATACCAAGGAAAATGTTGATGTTGGAGCTCGTGGTTTTGAGTTCTTACAGGATTTCTGTGTCAGCAATCAAGCAAAATTTGAAAACGGAGCCGATCCCTGTTATGGATCAATTAAAGGAGATGAAGTCAGAATAATACGGAGTGTCTTTGAAAAGATTTGCGAAGACGGTGGATTCAACTCTAAGGCTCTTTTATCCTGGCTCGACCAAAACAATCGACTTGCAAAAGATAATAGTGGAAATTTATATAAATCATCAAAGGTGTGCGGTAAATCCGTGCGCTGCGCCTGTATAAATATGCCCGAAGATATAGGTGGAGAATCAAAATTTGTGGCCGTGGAAGACGGGGAATTGCCTTTTAAATAAAAAGGTTACATATTATTGGCGAAAAGTTACAGTTTTAACTTATGAATTGTAACTGAAAAATCTAGGGTGTATGTGGCTTAGAGAGGTAAAGTTACAAAGTTACAGAAGTTACAAGCTTTTTATACTATACACGTAAGCACACATATAAATTTGCAAATCAATATTTTACACACAACGCACGTAAGAGAAAAAATGATTGTAACCTTGTAACTTTGTAACCGTAAGTCAAAAATGTAGCAAAATCAAGGGATTAGGTGGATTAAATAGGTTACAAAACACTGCAATCAATTGTAACCCTTGTAACTTATTGGAGGAATTATGACAGAAACAGTAATGAGTGAGTATCGATCTCTGCTTGTAACCTTAAAGCGCAACAAGGAAAACATACCTCTGGAGCAATTAAAGGCAGAATACCGGAAGGGATATGATCAGCTTACAAAAAAGATACAATCCATGACCAGAGAAGTCATTCAGGATGTTGTATTGGGTGGATTGCGGATAGATCGGTCCCAAGCTGATCAGAAATACGTGGAGATTAATACGGCTATTAAAGGATCCGGAATTATGAAAAAGGCAAGTCAAGCAGCTTTCATTCAGCAGGATGCAGATCTGGTTCTTGAATATGCCAGTCAGCTGAGGGAAATTGTCCATCGGGTTGCGAAAGGGTGTGAACAGAATGCCAGCTAAATCAAAAGCCAGTGTTCCACAACAGGAAATACATATCTGCTATATCTGCGGTAAGGAGATCCATGGGGAGCATGTGTACATTAAAACCAGAAGACGGAGTGAGCTGCGCATACATTTTGAGTGTATGCCGGGAAAGGATAATAAATCATGTGGAAGATAAAAATTGTTTACAGTGATAAAAGCAAATTGACGATAACTGGGAAACATAGGGATGTCCCATTAGAGCTGGCTCGCCATTACTATAACCAGTATGTGACAGGGAAACAGAATAAAGCTACATACCAGCAGTATCCTAAGAAGGACTATCAGGAACTGGATCTGACGAAGAAGATCGAAGAGTTGGAGTCTTGTGAAGAATAGGGGAAGGTATTAGGGGGCCGACAGGGTATTACCCCTGCCGGTATGAGTATGAAAAAGCTATATCCAAAATACCAAGCAATAAATTCCCTGGAGTTTAAGATATACACCTACAGTATAACAAAAAAGAACTTTGTAAGAATATGTAAATTTTTCCAATTAATTAATCAGTTTGGAACCAAGAAGGGAGAATCAGAATGGCAGAACAGAATGAAATGTTAAAGATCGTCACTCCGATGATGGAGCATGTATGTGATCACCTGTGCCGGTTTCCTTTAGAAATTGAGCGCAAGGAAGATCTGGAAGAGGTTTGCGCCAATTGCCAGATGGATCAATATACAAATCTTATTCTGAATCAGTACGATAAGGTAAACGATTTTGAGAAAACCCAGTGTGCGTATTTACTGAAAGAGCTGGCGATAGAACGGGCAAAGCAAGAGAACATGGGGCTGATTGGAAGTGGCATTTAACAGAACGGTTTAGCAAGGTAAATTAGAATTTGACGGAGGTATGCAATTGGAAGAATTAAAATTATTAAAGGAATTAGTAGAAAGACGTAAAGAGGTTGGGGCGAGAAACATTGTTCAAAACGGAGATTACAAAAGCTATTACGAATTCAAGAATATCGGTGAGCAAATTATAAGTGAGGTTTGCCGCCTGTACGAAACTGGACAGTTAAACTGAAATTTAATGGAGGTGAAAAGTAGTGGATAATAATAGATACTTATTCCGTGGAAAACGGACTGATAATGGTAAATGGGTTGTAGGGAGCTATTGTTATAGCCCCGACTTTCCAATAACTATATTTGGAGAGGATGAGCTTGGAAGACATGGTATAGAAGTTGACCATGCTACGATTGGACAATGCACAGGGATGTCTGATATATCTGGTGAGGATGTATTTGAGGGTGATATTATTGAGAGCCACTTAGGTGGTCAGGTACTTGCTTTAAATATGCTTGTTAATTACGGTACACATCAGGCTTATTGTCCAGCAGATAAGTGTTATATGGACAGTGTGGGTTTTTATGTATCTGCGCAAGGGTATCCTGATATGCCGATTGGGCCATTAGAGGATTATGCAAAAGTAATTGGTAACATTTTTGATAATCCGGAATTAATAAGCAACTAAAACTGAAATTTTCCAGAGGAGGGATATATTGAGAAAATCATCAAAAGACTGCAGAGCAGATAGAGCTAGCGTAAACAGTCGCATACAGGCAGAGGCGGATGAAGCTATAAAGGCGCCGCCGGTCATGAGTTTCAGTGCAACAAATCCACCCTACGTATATACAAGCTCATGCCCGGATCCTTCTTTACGGACAGGCCCGGCTTTTGCGGAATTACGCAGGAAGAAGGTGCAGCATGAAGCTTTTAGATAAACAGAAAATCACTGTCCAGGTTTATCCTGGGAGGAAGTTTGGGACCATGATCGGAAGCAATGACGGTCTGATCGGGATCCTGCTTGATAGTGGTGAATACATAGACGTTCCCCAGGAGCGGGTGAGAATTGTGTCGGTGGAGGTGGAGAAAGATGAAGCAAAAGGATAAAAGCCCAGCAGAGCATTTGGAAGAATTCCTTCGCTTTGTGGATCAGTGTGCAGCAGAATACCGGCTTGCCTGTGATACGGTGAGCGAGGAGGACAAGCGCCTGCAGGACCTGCTTCATGGGATAGAATTTTCCGAAAACAGATCGGAAGCAGATAAGGAATTAACAAAGCTGCGCAGGAGCCGAAAAGTGCGCAGAGAGAATAAAGATGCGGTGAAGAGATACCAGTTGATTGTGGAGTTCTTCAATGATCAGAATAACCGAGCTACGTTTAACAAGCTGCGGCAACTTCTGGGGAGACAGCGGAAGGAAGAAGAGTTTCTTAATGGCAAGCGAGTTTATAAGCCCAGGGCGAGCAGTTGACAACAGGGAGGTGACGGGATTTGGACAAAGAAATACTGGTCCAGTATTGTGAGATGAGAGAGGAAATCAAAGATATTCGCCGGCGCAAGGAGCAATTGGAAAAGCAGATAAGGAATCTAGGTATTGTTTCTGATTCTGTGAAGGGGACCAGATCTGATGGAACTTATGGAAGCATTAAGATTACCGGATATCCTACACCGGAGCATTACCGGAAAGAGGCAGCTATTGAAAGACTCCAGAAGGTACTGGATATCAAAGAGACAGAGTTACTGGAGCTTATGACGCAGGCAGAGGAATATATTGAGTCTATCCCCAAAAGTGAGGTAAGGACCATGTTTCGGCTGTATTACATAGATGGACTTCCATGGTGGAAGGTGGCGCAGGCTATGAACCGAATGTTTCCTAAGCGAAGAATGAAGTTCACGGAGGACGGGTGCAGAATGAGAAATAATAGATTTTTTGGAGAAATTTAGAAATGTTCGGTCATGTTCGTTAAAAACATGGTAGTATGCTATTATGCAGAAGCCAGAAGAAAAGGTTTTACATATCCTGTATTTTCTCCGAGATGATGAATGTGTAAGCGCCGGAGAGCGGCAGTCTACTTCAGGGGTTAGGTTACTGCCTTATCAAAATAAGCCTGGAAGGTGAAACCCTCATGCAGTTGGTGTTGACGGCGTGACATGGACTGCAATCCCCCTATAACGTAATAGGTTCCAGCGTGCATGGGAAGCTGGATTAAATGTGGTCAATCCGTCCGATATAAGGGAGAAGGAGCGTAAAGCAGCCTATAAACGGAACATAGCTCAATGGCAGAGCACTCTGCAGAGAGAAGATCCCGGTTCGAATCCGGGTGTTCCGATTGGTTTTCATAATTACTTAAAAAAAATTATCACAGGACAAAGCGGCACAGTATATGATGGTGTTATAGGGAATCATTTTCCCCAAGTTCATAATCAGCCTGCCTCCTGTTCATATTTTGATTTCCTTTTTTTGACACCCGTCTTGGTAAATGCCTTGATGGGTGTTTTTGTTATAAAAATTAGCCAGATTGGAAGGTGAGGTGATTGGCAAACAATGAAAACTTAGTGCCTTTTAGTAAACGAACAGTGAACGAACAGAGAAAGATTGCATCAGCGGGTGGTAAGGCTTCCGGTGAAGCCAGACGCAGGAAAGCAAACTTCCGGAAGGATTTGAATGATCTCCTGACTACAGAGGTAAATAACCCTGAATGGTCACCTGTGCTGGAAGCTCTGGGCTTGGATAATACACTGGGAATGGTTGTACACGCTGCCATGATCAAAGAAGCTTTAAACGGCAATGTAAAAGCCTATGAAGCCATTGCCAAATACTCCGGCCAGTCAGAAAAGACAGACGTGGATCAGGAAGAGCAGAACCTGCGAATGGCGGCGTCTAAGGCGAAGATGGGTGTTGACGATGAGGGAGAAGTGGAGGACGACGGGTTCCTTGATGCATTAAACGGATCAGCCGATACAGATTGGGAGGATTGGGAAGAAAATGAGCAGGAGGATGAGGAAACAGATATTTAAGTTTCAACCGTTTTCCCGTAAGCAGAGAATGGTATTGAACTGGTGGACGAAGAATTCTCCAGTTAAGGATATGGACGGAATTATCGCTGATGGTGCGATTCGATCAGGGAAGACGGTTTCCATGTCTTTGTCATATGTGTTTTGGGCCATGAGCTCTTTCAATGGACAGAACTTTATCATGGCTGGTAAAACAATCAGTTCGTTTCAGCGTAACGTGCTTACCAATTTAAAGATGATGCTACGAAGCAGAGGGTATCACTGTATTCATCATTTGTCTGGTGAAACGCCTAACATGCTGGAAGTAACAAAGGGTAAAGTTACTAACTATTTTCATATCTTCGGTGGAAAGGATGAAGGTTCCCAGGAGCTGGTGCAAGGTATTACAGCTGCCGGGGCTTTTTTTGATGAAGTTGCCCTGATGCCGGAATCGTTTGTCAACCAGGCAACCGGACGTTGTTCTATCACGGGTTCAAAGTTTTGGTTTAACTGCAACCCTGCAGGTCCGATGCATTGGTTCAAGGTCGGTTGGATCAATAAGTGTATAGGATATCTGGGCAGAAAGAAAGCCGAAGAGTTAAGGGCTTCAGACAAGGAAGTTAAGAACATCTTATATTTGCACTTCACCATGGAAGATAATCTTTCCCTGGACGAAGCGATCAAGAAGAGATACCGCAGTTTGTACGCAGGTGTCTTTTTTTTACGTTATATCGAGGGATTGTGGGCGGTTGCCGAAGGGCTTATATATACCATGTTTACTAAGTCCTCCAACGTCTACGATGATGAGACGCGTCCCAAGGGATTGGAGTATCTCTCCATTCGCACGATTTCATTAGATTACGGAACTACGAACCCATGTGTATTCCTGGATATTTACGATGATGGAGACACCATCTGGGTAGATCGGGAGTACCGGTGGGACAGCCGGGTGGAAAAGGAAGGGCAGAAAACAGACAGCCAGTATGGTGATGATATGGTTACCTTCATGGGAGACAATCCTGATTTGCAGTGCGACGTTGTTTCGGATCCATCGGCAGCCAGCTTCATAGCAGAGTTGAAGAGCCGGGGGTATATCGTAAAACCTGCTGACAACGAAGTTCTTGACGGAATCCGTGTGGTTGCGGCTCTTTTTCAATCAGGAAAGATCAAGGTGCATAAACGCTGCGAAGGTCTGATAACTGAGATACGTTCCTATGTGTGGGACGATAAGGCAGCGCAGAACGGGGACGAGAAGCCAGTCAAACAGCTAGATCACGGTCCTGATGCGCTTCGGTATTACTGTATGACAAAGTTACCAAAATGGAGGAGGAATGTTCAATGATACTATTTTGTTTGAATACGGTTGCAATGTTTGTTGACTTGGCGGCAGCTTGGTGGTGTTGGAAAAAGAAAGATATTTGCGGAACAATATTGTGGTGCACTATGGCGTTCATTATGGCAGTGTCAACGACAAGGATAGCATAGGAGGTGCTTATGGCAAAACCAAAACGAAACCGTCCGCAGATACGGGCGGATAATAAGATCCAGGTAAATGATGCTTTTTCAAATCCGATCGCAAGACTGGGGTACGGGACACAGGATCTTCTTCAGGCAACACAGTACCCGCTTACCCGCATGACACAGAATTACCAGTTACTCACCAGCCTTTACCGGGATAACTGGATTGTGCAGAACATCATTTCCACCATACCGGAGGACATGATCCGTAAATGGTACACCGTTAAGAGCAATGTAGCACCGGAGCGGATCGACTCCCTGCAACGCCTTGAAAGAAAGGTGCACCTAAGAAAATCTATCCTTGAAGGAATGTATTGGGGCAGGCTTTACGGAGGAGCAGCCGCGATCATCATGGTAAAGGGACAGGACGATCTGTCAAAGCCGCTGGACTATGACTTGATTCTCCCTGGCACATTCCTTGGATTACAGATCCTTGACCGGTGGAGTGGTGTCTATCCGGAAATGGGGATTGTTACAGATCCGTCTGATCCTGACTTTGGGCTCCCTGCTTATTACACGATCCGGGACGAAGAAAGCGGCACTCTGGTGTCAACGGTTCATCACAGCCGGGTGATACGATTCACGGGGAGGGAGCTCCCCTACAACGAAAGAATCGCAGAGCAGTACTGGGGAGAATCGGAAATCGAAGCCATATACAGTGAGGTGGTTAAGCGAGACAATGTGTCTTCCAACATTGCCGCGTTGACCTTCCGGGCAAACATAAACTACATGGAAACGGATTCATTGGATCAGCTTCTTGCAGTAAATAATGGAAAAGCACAGCGCCAATTCTGGCAGACCTTGCAGGCTCAGAGTGTACTGGAGAGTAACTTTGGGATGCGTTTAGTGAACAAGGGTGACGTCATGCACAACACCCAATACACCTTTACCGGTCTGGCAGATGTTTATGACCGGGTGATGATGGACGTTGCAGGAGCCGCCAGAACCCCAGTGACTAAGCTGTTCGGCAGGTCACCTGCTGGTATGAATTCCACGGGCGAAAGTGATATGAACAACTATTACGATTACATCGACGGTCTGAGGGAGAATCAGTTCCGGCCATTGCTTGAAAAGATCCTTCCGGTTATGTTGCTGTCAGTATGGGGAGCAATTCCTGACGATCTGGACATAGACTTCCCCCCACTCCAGACGCCGGATTCCAGCGAGATCGCAGACATTGCAGAAAAGAAAACGCAGTCCGTTATGGCAGTGTATCAAAGCGATCTGATCGACGCCGCAACCGCACAGAAAGAGCTTAAAGCGCTATCTGATGAAACCGGCATGTACAGCACCATTTCGGATGAAGCAATCAAAGCCGCCAAGGGAAAAACCTACTCGGATTACAAAGCAATGAATGATCCTTTTGCGGGGCTGTCAGCTCCGGGAGCATTTGAGGAGGCTGAGGAATAATGCCGCAGATGATAAGACCGCCAGGAGGAAAGGATGAGACAACTTATCTCCGGGTGTTATTCCTGAAAACGGAACAACGATTGATCGCAGAAATAAACCGAAAGCGTAGCCAGGGATATGTGGACTATGCAGAGATAGCCGCTTTAAACCGCACTCAGAAGATCCTGCAGGAGATGGTGGACGAAAGCTGGAGCTATGTTCCTGCCATGGTGGAGAAGATCTTTTACAAATCTGAAGCAGCAGCCAACGGCTATGCGAATGCTGCAGGGCTTACTGCCTCACAGCTTGGAGTAGTTCAGCAGCTATCCAACAATCTATTGGGAGATATCGTGGAGGCTTCTGTCACGGCACAGAAAAACATTGAAGAATCATTCCAAATTGGAAGACGAGAGGCAGACGAAATAAGGAAAGCGGCTTTAAAGTCAGTAGCCGAAGCAAAAGCTGCAGGATACGGTTCAGGGAAAGCAGCAGCCAGTATGAAAAAGGAATTGCAGTCAATAATGGCCACTGCCGAAAATGGTGCAACAGAAGGGATTACAGCCTTTGTTGACAAGTCAGGGCGCAAGTGGAGCTTGCAGGATTATTGCAACATGGCAACCAGGGCGACGGCCAGACAGGCAGAAGTATCTGCCATATTAACAGCGGATCCGGACCATGATTTATATAGGATTGTCAAAATCGGAAGCACCTGCCCTATCTGCGCACCATTGGAAGGAAGGGTTTACAGCCGGTCCGGCACAAATCCAGATTATCCTCCACTGGCTTCCGCTTTTGGAAAGATTGATCCCAGCGGTAGCAATGACTTAAGTAATACATACTTGAATATACACCCGAACTGTCTTCATGCCCTGGTCAAATATACAACCATCGGCAAGAGTGATGCTCAGATCCAAAAGGATAAGGACTTTTCAAGTTTCAATAAGAATCCTGTTACGGTGGATCCCAGAAGTAAGAAGCAGATCGCGGCCTATAAGGAAAAGATCAGGAACCGGCAGAAGTTGCTTAGTGATTATAAACAGCATGAGCGATACCGGGCGATACTTGGAAATGATGTTCCGAAAAGCTTTGAAAAGTTCCGGGAATTAAAGTATAATGGTGATGAGAGTTGGAAGAGCGCACAAGCACTATACCGCAAGACCAACGCTTACAATAAAATAATCCTTAAAGAGCCAGCTATCACTGCCGATTTGAAACAGATATCCAACGATACCGGAGTGACACTGGTAGGGTTGGAGAGCCGGATAAAATCAAAGGATTCTTTCCTGCGAAAAGTAGGTACCGATAGCGAGCATAGCCTGGATTCGCAGATTATTAAAGATACCATTAACTCAACGAACGATGTCATCCGATACACTTATCAGAGCAATGCCCTGTCTTTGGTAGATTCCTATAAAAATGTATCAAAGCATATTACCGACATAGGGTATAAGACTGTAAAAGTCAAAAACACCTGGCTTGATAAAAGGTCTGCATATAAAGGTGTGAATTGTGTTTTTGAATCACCGAAAGGGCAGCGGTTTGAGGTGCAATTCCATACTCCCGAAAGCTATAAGCTAAAAGACGGGAAGGTAATGCATGGCTTATACGAAGAACATCGCAAAGACACTACAAGCGCTGAGAGACGTAATGTTCTTAACAATAAAATGTTTGAGCTATCATCTCATTTGGAGATACCTTTAAATATTGATCAGATAAAATAGGAGGTCTCATGGAAGATTTTTATTTTGTATATGGCTATGAAAAAGATAAGAAAAAGGCAAGGCGGTTGTATCGGTTTATTTCCGGTGAGTTTGAACGTTATAATAAGGACGCAAAGAAGTGGAAGTCAGCTCCGGAGCAATGCTGTATTTTTATCGGTGAAGATTGGGAGTATGATGAGGTAACAGAGGAAGAAGCAGAGAAAATAAAGGATATGTTAACGATCTAATACCATCGGTCAGAAAATGGCTGGTGGTATTTTTGTACCCTAAACCGTTGCGACGGTCGCAACAGAAAGGAAATGGAATGCTTGCATATTATGGATATACCATAAGCCCGAACCAGATAGAAACTGGCGAGGGCTTTTTAATTTGTCGAAATGTCCCCATTGCCCGGACTGGTAGCATGGACTACCTGGAAAGTGAATTAAACCCTGCGGGGAGCTCTTCCAAAATGGTTAAAGTGCTGCGATCCCCGGAAGAAGTATTCTCAGAAGCCGCTATATCCAGTTTCGAGGGAAAGCCTGTGACCAATGAACACCCTCCAGAACTGATAACTCCAGAAACCTACAGGCAGTATTCCAGGGGTTGTGCCGAAAACGTCCGCAAAGGTAGTGGAGAGTGGGAAGGATATTTGATTGCGGATTTACATGTTCAGGATGAAGAATTGATCCAGGCAGTGCAGGGAGGAAAGCGAGAGATCAGCTGCGGGTATGATTGCAGTTGTTCTGACAATGGAGATGGAACCTATTCGCAACACGATATTCGCGGGAATCATGTAGCCGTGGTAACACGGGGACGTGCGGGAAAGAATGTTGCGATTTTAGATTCAGAAAAGAAGATAGAGGCTCACCAGCCAGAAAGGAAAGGAAACATGAAAAAGAACAGTTTATTTTTTAAGATGTTTGCAAAAGCAGTAAAGGATGCCTCACCGGAGGAACTGGAATCCATGGCCGCGGATGCTGCAGATGCTCTTGGAGAGGAGGAGCCGAAAAAGGCAGAGCCTGCAGTTCCTGCAAAGGAAGAAGTAAAAGACTCTTCCAGCGTTGAGGCTAAATTAGATAAGCTCATAGAATTAATGTCTGCTAAAAAGGAACCGGAAGTCGATCAGGATCCCCTGGACGGTCTGATTAAGTCCCTTACGGGAGAAACCGAGGAACCAGCGCCCAGCGCAGAAGCGAAGGTGATCCCTGCCGAGGAACTTGATAAGGCTACCGGTACAGCGGATAAGGCTGTCATGGCAGAAGTAATAAAACAGCTTCGGCCGGTGATTGCAGGAATTAAGGATTCAGCCGACAAAAAGGCTGTTACGGATTCCTTGATCGCCTGCTTGTCAGATAAGAATACCGTGAGCGATATCGCAAAGATTGCAGCGGCCACCCAGAAGAATGCAGCCAGACTGGCAGATAAACAGCCAGGCATAGACTTGGACGCTTGTCAGTCTGCTTATGATGCAATGAACCCACACAAAAATGGAGGTAATAAATAATGAGAGGACAGGTAATAGGTAAAAGCATGACACATGGATACGCAGGAGATTATTCCAGACAGCCGGATATGATTATTGACACTCACCCTCTTGGTGGTGAGGATGCTGTAAAGTTCGGGACTCCTCTGGTCTATGACAACGACAGCAACGTAGTAGCCTTTGGAGCCAGCAACACTGCCGTAGACTTTGTAGGCGTGGCTTCCAGGGAGTTTAAGTCCGCAACGTCTTATCTGTCCCAGTCCGCAGGGCAGTATGAGCCAGGAGATGCAACCAGCACATTTAAGCGTGGATGCATTAATGTGCTTTGTAATGTGGGTAGCCCTAAACTTGGTGGAAAGGTTTATATCCGGACTGTAGCGAACGAAACCATTCCAACGGGCATTGTTGGCGGTTTTGAAGCTTCAGCGGATACAGGGAAAACAGTCGCATTGACTAATTGCGAATGGCATGGAACAAAGGATGCCAATGGTGTAGCGGAAATCAGGATCTTATCCTGCAACAGAGCATAAGGAGGGCAATTTAATGAAATATCAGAATATGGGAACATTCGATGCAGGCGTGGTTAGTGCTCCATCAACCGGGGCTGCGGCTCCCCAAAAATTCCAGGCCATGGACGCGGCGGTGATTGCAAATGGCGGAGCTTTCCTGCAGTCGGAACTGGAAAAGAGAGATAATGTGATCAGGCAGCCGCTTACCAGTTTTACTTATGGCCGTGATCTTCCTGTTCGTGTAGGTGGGGGCTGGGCTGAATATGTGTCTGCTATGAACGTGGAATATGGAGTCGCCGGAGGCAGTGAAGATGGTCCGGTTCATGCAGGTGGAGCCAATGGAATTCCAATGGTTCAGGCTAATTTTGACAAGGAGCTTTTTAAGACTCATATTTTTTCCGTGGGTATGAGAATTGGTTTTGTAGATATGCAGCGTGGAAACATGACTGGTCGGAGTTATGAAAGCATATTAAGAGATGGAATCCGTATGACCTATGACAAGCACATGGATGCCAATGCTTACGTGGGTATTAAAAAGTATGGATCTACTGGACTTATTAACAATCCAAACGTAACTACTGCAAACGCAGCATCCACCGGAACTGGAAGCATGACAACATTTAAGAGTAAGACACCGAATCAGATCTTGCAGGATATTAACGACGCCATCCTTGCTGTGTGGAATGCAGCGGAGAATGATCGGAGTGCAATTCCGAATCAGATTTTAATGCCTTATGATCAGTTTAATTACCTTGCAACAACCAGAGTTTCTGATCTGGCAGAAAAAACAATCCTTACATTCCTTATGGAAAATAATGTTTCGAAGCAAAACGGAGTTGATCTCTATATCGGAGCGACTTCATGGTGTAAGGGTGCCGGTGCAGGTGGTACGGATCGAATGATTATTTACATCAACACGGAACGCTTCCTGGCAATGGATGAACTGGCTCCGCTTAATCGTGCCATGACTCAGCCAAATGCCACTAACCTCTGCTATGATACCGCATACCTTGCAAACATCTCCGAGACACAGCTGTTTTATGAAAATATCATGCGCTATGTCGACGGAATTTAAGGAGGATATCCCATGTTTATAAATAGTAAAAAGAATTTTGAGATCTGCGAGGGGGAGAAGAAATTTTTCATCCCTCGTGACTATATCGGGGAGGTTCCTGCTTGGGTTGCTAAGCACTGGTTGGTACTCGCGGCTATAAAAGATGGATCCATTGCCGCTCCTAAAGGTAAAAAGGATAAAGCACTGGAGCAGGCAGATGCGGAAGCCGAGGTAAAAGCGGATACCGCTGACAAGCGCGAGGAATAAGGAGGACACAGTATGTCTGAACAGTTTCACGGTTTAATATCTGCAGCTGCAAACATACCGCAGCCGGGTGAGATTGGAACCTATACGAAGGAAATGTTTCTGGCTGATTTTCCTCAATTTACAAAAAAGCGGATCAGCCAGGGAGAGGAAGAAGAGAACCAGATCATAAGTCTGGTTCCTGATCCTATGTTGCAGGTTTTTATTAATAATGCCAACGCCAGCATATTGCCTAGCCGGTACTGTGAAATATGGAGGTATGCGGCTGGCCTTTATGTGGCTCACTTCTCGGCATTATACTTAAAGACTTATTCTGAGGGATCCGCAACTCCGGCCAGAGCTGCCGCAACCAGTCAGCAGACTGGACTTGTAAAAGAGGCAACTATGGGAGATACGACCATAAGCTATGATAATGAAGCTATCACAGAAGCAAGCGCCAAATGGGGATCATGGAACGCCACCCAGTACGGTCAGCAACTTGCCACAATGGCTCGCATGATCGGAATGGGAGGAATGTATGTTATTTGATGAAGACTGGTACACGGATTCTATGAGTGTTTCCAGAAATATCCCTTATAAGGTCGGTAATGTTGATAAAAAGAAACGGGAGGAACTTTACCGTGATATTCCCTGCCGTGTCTACAGTGCCAAAAGAAACGGTCCTTCATGGAAGGAAACAGCTTCCACGGCAACGGCAACGGATAAAGTGGCTTGCGATGTGTCAGTGGACTTAAAAGCCGGGGATATGCTCATGATTGTAAGGGGTGGGCGCCTGGGGAGTAACCGGGATCCAGAACGTTACTTTGCTGGACTGCCGCAGCCTTATTATGATCCGGTTGGTGGAATGCTTTCCGGATTGGAACATCAAGAGACCGTCCTGTCAATGGATGAAGTGATAAAGTAGGGAGGGGCGCATATGTCCTTTGGTCAGGCAACAAGGAAGCGTCTAGAGCAATTGCGGAAGCAAGGGCAGAACGTGCCTAAAATTATGGTGGAGGTCATGGAAGGGGCTACAATCGCAGCAGTGGAACGAGCTACAGAATTAACTCCACCAAATGGATCCGCTATATCTGGTACCGGTACGCGGACGGGAGAACTGGCCCAGGCATGGGCTACAGATAGCACCACAAAAGCTACTGTTACAGGAGGTACAGTCCGAACCGCACTCGCAAATAACATGCAATACGCTTCCTACGTAAATGATGGCCACCGCATGGATAAACACTTTGTCCCTGGACTAATTATAAACGGCAATATGCTTGAAAAGGTAGATCCAAGTCTGGGCGGTATTACGGTAGGAACCAAAACTCCCTACATTAAAGGGGTTTACATGAAGCAAGCAGCAATAGGACGGTACAAAAATGTAGTAAAGATGGAACTTGATAAGCGGATAAGGGAGAATTTCAAATGACATTTACGCTTGAAAGGCTGTTAGATTCTATTTGTGGAGTACTAAAAGAGAGCTATCCGGATATACCAACATATAGCAATCCGAGCAAACAGGGGACGTCAGTTCCTTGTTTTTTTGTGTTCTTCATGCCGACTGAGATGGAGAACCGGATCGGACGTCGTTTTATGCGAAATATCGGTATTGATATCGTCTATCTGGTAGAGAACAGTGATACAGACATGTACGATCAGCTAGTATCCGTTGCAGATCGGTTGGACTATGCTTTGGAATTTGTTTCTTACGTGGACGGTGAGAGTAAGTATAGCCTGCGGACCTATGACAGGGAATGGAAGATTGATGAAGATGAACTGCATTATCAATTTACTGTAAAAGCAGTGGTTTCCTATCCTGATAACACGCCTACGATTGAATCAGCAGAATCTTATGAAGGAGGTATAAAGTAGCATGTCAAATAAAGCGGTACCAGTTAAGTACAAAACAGAGTCTCTGCTTAAAAGCAAGGGATTTACAAGCTATCAGCAGGATTTTGCTAGGGTGCTACTCCCTGATCCGGAGTACACCGCGGAAGAAGCAAGAGAAATATTAGATAAGTTTTTTGGAAAGAAGGAGGGAGAATAGATGTCCGGAGGAACATGGACCAGTCAAAATAAAAAGCAGCCTGGTGTTTACATTAATGTAAAATCAAGCATGGCGCAGGTTGTCAGCGTGGGAGATCGGGGAGTGGTTGCAATCTGCAAGCAGTTGTCCTGGGGGCCAGAGGATGAGATCATGACCATTAATGTGGGTGACGATCTCACTTCATTCATTGGATACGACTCTACCAATGACAAAGCCTTGTTTTTGAGGGAGATTTTTAAAGGTAGCGGGCATACTAAAGGGCCTGCAAAGGTTATGTTATATCGCCCAACTTCTACGGGGGCAGCAAAAGCAATCGCTACCATTGCACCGCTCACGATTACTGCAAAGTATAACGGCGTAAGAGGAAATAATATTTCCATTGCTGTTGTTGCGGATCCTGACAACGAAGGAAGCTATACAGTACAAACCGTTGTTGATGGAGCCGTAAAGCATACTCAGATCGGAAAGACGGTTGCAGACTTGAAAGGTAATGATTGGGTGGTATTTTCAGGGACTGGAAATTTAGCAGCCAGCGCAGGAACTTCCTTAACTGGAGGCAATGACGGAACTGTAAGCAGTGCAGCATATTCCACTTTCCTGACAGTTTTGGAGCCTTACACCTTTAATGTGCTGATCTATGATGGAGTGGACAGCACTGTTCAGGCCGCTTATGTGGCTTTCATTAAACGGATGCGGGACAATCTAGGTAAGAAGTGTCAGGCTGTTATGGCGGGCGTTGAGAGTAATTCTGATGCAGTTATTTCTGTGAGAAACGGGATTGTTCTGTCAGACGGGACCGTCCTTACTCCACAGCAGACAACTTGGTGGATTGGCGGAGCGGAAGCGGGGGCAAATTACAGCGAATCCCTGGTATATGCACAGTATCCGGACGCGGTGAATGTTACTCCTCGTCTGAACGCATCGGAAGTGGACGAAGCATTGGACAAAGGTCAGATTGTTTTTTTTGAAGAGTTTGGAAGCGTTAAAGTGGTATCAGATATTAACACTTTAACCACTTACACTCCAGACAAAGGTGAGGCCTTCAGCCTGAATCAAGTCATTCGAACTCTGGATTCCATTGCAAATGATATCTATAAGAATTTTTCGCAGAACTACATAGGTAAGATTCAGAACAATGCTGACGGTAGAGGTTTACTTAAGGCTTGGATTGTGGGGTATTTAAATGAGATCCAGGCAAACGGTGGTATTCAGAACTTTGTCGCAGATGATGTGGTTATAAGCGCGGGAGATGCAATCAATGCAGTGGTGATAACACTTGCAATCCAGCCAGTAGCGGCCGTAGAGAAGATTTATATCACGGCAACCCTTACAGATTAACAGGAGGTAGATTATGAGCTTTTTATTAGAGCGTGACGCCTTAAACGGGAAAGCTGGCCGGGCTTTCGCTGTGATTGATGGCAGGAACGTGGAAATGTTTGGATTAAAGAAAATTCAGGCAGATGCAGAGTTTCAGGAATCAGATTTTAAGGTGGTTGGTACCAATTTGGTACAGAAAAAGACTTCCGGAGTGTCGCTGTCTGGATCTGCTACTATTTATTATGGAACACCAGAGTTTTTAAATATGCTTAAAACCTATTTGAAAACCGGTAAACTTCCGTATTTTACATTTCAAATTACCAATGAAGACCAAGGAAGCTCAGTGGGGTCTCAGACGGTAGCTTTATATAACGTAAAACTTCAGAAGCTTCCCATTGCAATGCTGGATGCGGATACAGAGTTTTTGACCATGGATATTTCATTCAGCTTTACCAACGTAGAAGTATTAAACGCATTTGGATCCCCGGCACAGCTGGGAGAATAGGAGGATTAAATGAGCGCATTGAAAGCATTTTTACAGCCATCGTTAGCGGGAGTAACAAAAGAGGTGATTATCTCCGATCGTTTTAAAGGAGAGGATGGAAAGCCTGTTCCATTCGTTATCAAGGCCATTTCGCAGAAGGAAAATGAAAGACTCTCTCGAATGAGCAGAAAAACAGCGAAAGTGGATGGGGTCCCAATGGAAAAAACAGATACCATTCTTTATACCAGAAGACTGATTCTTGCATGTGTACAGACACCGGATTTCAGTGATCAGGAAATATGTAAATATTATGGAACTGAAGATCCGTTGGAAGTTCCTTCTCAGATGCTTAGTATTGGAGAGTACAGCCGTCTGTCAGAAGCAATTCTGGAATTAAATGACATGAAGAGCGCAGGGGAGAAGCTTGAAGAAGCAAAAAACTCTTAAACGGGGGAGATATGGACGTGCAACTGGCTTACTATATGTTCGCCAATCACGGCCGCTTCCCCGGTGAGGTTGCCAAGCTTCCGGAAAACGAGAAAATATTGTTATTCCAGATGGCAGTAAAAGAAATCAACAGTAGGCCCAAAAAGTAAAGGAGGAACTATGGGAGAGATAAGAGAAGAGTTTATACTTAGCGATCAGTTTAGCGCATCTTTTTCCAAGTTCCTCGAACTTGGGAATTCTTCAGTGCAGCAAATGAGTCGAATTGATCAATCTGTAATGAGAACAGAAAAGACAATGCGCCGATCTATTGGTGGTGCTACAGGTGCAGTTATTACGAACATGAGACAAATAGGGGAGTCAGCCAATGAGATATCCTCCTCCGGATTTGATCGACTGGAAGCGCAGCTAATCAAAATAGCAAGCAATACCTCTAAAGCCGCCAGAGAGCAGGAAAATCACAACCAAAAAGTAAAAGAAACAACCGGTTCGGCAGAGAATTTACTGTCAACCCTTAAAAAAGTGGTCGCGGTGTTCGCAGGATTTAAGGTGTTGGGTTTGTCTGATGAAATGACGCAAACGACCGCCCGAATTAATTTGATGAATAAAGGATTCCAATCTTCGGCGGCTAAACCGTCTGGTGGTGGAGGTCAGGAAAGTGGTATGAACGACAGCCTTCAGGAAACAGAAAGAATCCAGGAAGCCATATTCCGATCTGCGCAGAGGACCAGAACAAGTTATCTTGCCACCGCGGATGTGGTAGCAAAGATGGGGCAAAGAGCAGGAGACGCTTTTTCCGGAAGTGACGAGGTCGTGGCTTTCGTTGAAAATTTAAACAAGCAGTTTATTATAGCCGGCGCCAGCCAACAGGAAATTTCCTCCGCATCGCTTCAGCTTACCCAGGCGCTTGGATCCGGGGTTCTGCGTGGCGAGGAATTAAATGCAGTTTTCGAAGCAGCGCCGAATGTTATCCAGACCATAGCCGACTATCTTAATGTTCCCATTGGAAAAATTCGTGAGATGGCATCAAACGGCGAGATTACAGCTGAGATTGTAAAAAATGCAATGCTGGCGGCTACCGATAAAATAAATCAGGATTTTGAATCCATGCCTATGACTTATCAACAAGTATGGACCGCCATCTCTAACTCTATTCTTCAGGCATTTCAGCCGGTTATACAGGTGATTGGAGAGGGCGCAACTTTTATTTATGAGCACTGGTCCTCGATAGCTCCTGTATTTTATGGGCTTGCCATTGGTATACTGGTGGCGGCTGGGGCCTGGGGGATATACACTGCTGTTACGTGGCTTTCTGTAGCAGCCAATCAAGCGTTAGTTGTTAGTATGCTTACTAATCCATTTCTATGGATTGCCCTTGTGATAGGCGCCATTGTAGCAGCTATCTATAAGTGGGTACAATCGGTAGGCGGCATTCAGGTAGCCTGGTTGATTTGCGTGAACCAAGTTCTGACATATGCAGATCGGTTAAAGCTAGGCTTCATGTTAGCGTGGTCTCTTATGAGAGGTGGTATATTAGATGCCGCTTTTGCTTTTGATTCTTTTCGCGTGAGGGTGCTCGATTCTCTTGGAAATACAAAGGTGAAAGCCCTTGCAATTTTGCAAGATCTGGTAAACGGAGCTATTGACGGAGTTAACAAACTGATTGCAATGGCCAATAATATACCAGGTGTATCTATTAGTTTGATTGATCACGTAGAATTTGCCACTGGTGCAGCCGTTGAAGAAAAGATAAAACAGCAGCAGCGGGCAACGGAACTCGCCGGGAAGAAAGGTGTAGTTGAGAACGCCAAGGCTGAAATGAAGGATCAATATGCCAGAGCCGAAAGAGCGGCTGACGATGCAAGGATGCAGCGTCAGGCAGCAATCGAGACAGCCAAAGCGGAAGCAGCTAGAAAAGCAGCTGGGGACGACGGTTATAAGGCTGGAAATGCTGATATAAAAAATGTCGAAAAGGTTGGCAAGGTTGGAAAAATAGAGGAAGACGTAAATATTGCTGATGAAAATATCAAACTTCTTCGCGATTTGTCAGAGCGGCAATATGTAGCGCTGGTCAATCTAACGGTACCCCAGACAAATCTTTCTGTTAGTCAGAGTGTTGCAGGAGGGGCAGGTTCCGATATTAATGCCGTGCTTGGTGCGTTAAATAATGCTTTGGGAGCCCAACATGCTTCCAGCAGTAATGTTGTTGCAGGATAGGAGGAATTATGCGAAACAAATATAAATTTTTTGCTGACATGGGAGGGAATACGATAGAGTTCCCTGTTAATCCTAAAGAGTATAGCATTTCGTATCCTTCAGACAATAAAACTTACAATGTTTTAGATATAGGAGAAATTGTAGTTCCCAGGTTACCTTCCTTAATGGAGGTGTCCTGGGAATCGTATTTTCCTGGGGACAGTGACGATCCGCTGATTTATGGTCATGATTGGGCAGATCCAGGAGATTATGTGGAAGCAATTATTGACGCCAGGGATAATCAGGAGATATGTGATCTTGTCATAAGCCGGTATGATGCCAGGGGCAGCAAGATGTTTGATACGAATATCAGCGCAGTAATTGATAGCTTCGAAACTACAGAAAAAGGTGGAGAGGCTGGAGATGTATATTACAAGATTAAATTTAAAGAGTACCGGGATTTTGCTCCGATCAAAGTTGCTCTTCCCCAACCAGAACAGCCTGCACAAACAGTGCAGATTGAAGAACAGCCGAGACCGTTATCAGCGGCCCCTGAGTTACGTGTGGGTGCCGTGGTCATTGCAAATGGTACTTATTTCAGCAGCAGTTACGGAGATAAGCCCACCGGTACGGCAAATAACCTATCAACAACTGTTTCAAGGATTATTCCGGACGCTTCCAGACCTTATCCGATTCTGATCGGTGGAAGCCGTGGCTGGATTAAGGCAGATCAGCTGCAGGTAACAGGATGAATTATAAACTTTTAGTTTTCAATGCTGAATTAAATACCATGTATGACTATGCCCCGATTACAGAAAAAGTCGCTTATACCACGAACAGAAGTGGTAGTGCGGGCAAATTAACATTTTCTTTTATCCAGAAAAAGGCTATTAATTTGACGGAGGGAGCCAAGGTGCAATTTTATGTAGATGGGGCCGAGATTTTTCTGGGATTTGTGTTTGTAACGGAGCAGGATCGCGAGGGTGTTGTTTCTGTGACTGCTTACGATCAGCTTAGATATTTAAAGTCAAGCGCCAGTTACAGCATTGAAGGAAAGAAGCTGGGCGAGATCATACAGCAAATTGCTACAGATATGCAGTTGCAAATAGGAATATTGGAAGATACAGGGTACATTATACCCACTCTTACCAAGGAAAGTACAGAATGCCTGGACATTATAGAGTATGGACTGCAGCTGACACAGTACAATACCGGCAGGACCTTTGTTCTTTATGATAATTTTGGTAAGTTATGTCTGACAGAAGCCAAAAACTTGATGTCTGACATCCTTATTGGGAACGGCAGTATTGTAACAGATTATTCCTATAAATCAGACATAGACTCAGATACTTACAATCAGGTAAAGCTTGTCCGCCCAAACAAGGAAACTGGTCAGGGAGATACCTATACCTTTAGTGATAGCACCACAATAAATAAGTGGGGGCTTTTACAAAAGTATGTAAAAGTAGATGAAAACCTCAATGAAGCGCAGATCAATGAACAGGGAAATATTATGATGGCTTACTATGACAGAGTGCTTAAGACAATATCGATTGACGGTGTCGGTGGAGTGCCGGGGCTTAAAGCAGGTGCTATGGCAAAGTTTAAAATCAAGGATGTACCTGAGCTTTCCAGTGGTCTGTTCCTTTTGCTGGATAAAGTAAAACACACTTTTTCAAACGGAGAACACACTATGAGCCTAGAAGCAAAAATTATAAATCTTTAAGGAGGCTGAAATGGAATTAATAGAGACGATTAAATCAATTGTCATTGATACGGTAAGGGCTATGGATCTACTGGACACCGGCTATGCTACTGTGGTTTCTGCCTCCCCCCTGACAATAAAAATACAGGCTACGCAGCTGACCGTTAAAGAGCCAGTGGCGGTACTGACAGACAATGTACGATACAGGGCTGTCACCATTCAGGGAGAGACTGTAGTCTTGAATCCAGGATTGAAAGCCGGAGACAAAGTCCTCTATCTAAAAGCAAATTCAGGGCAGAACTATATCGTAATGGCGAAAGTGTAGGTGATAATATGTCAACTCTTCCGGAATCTGTAAATACAAATTATGGAGAGAATACCGTGGAGTATGCGACGGATACATACTTGGTGGATAAAAGTACTGGTACCATCAAGAAAGTAGGCGGCGGCCTGGAGGCATTGAAACAGGCGGCAGAAATAATACTGGATACTGAAAGATATCAGAATCAGATCTATTCATCAAATTTTGGCAGAGAGTTAAAAAAATTAGTCGGAAAACCACCGGAGTACGTGGCAAGCATGTTAAAAAGACGGATTCGAGAAGCGTTCTCCATAGATTCCCGGTTCCTGTCAGTTGATAACTTTGTCTTTGAGACAGCGTTAGGATCCATGAAATGCACCTTTGACATAAAGACCGTATTCGGAATGGTTTCAGGGGAGGTGGAGGTTTGATCAATTTTAGTAATAAAACGTATACGAACATACTGGCGGAGCAGTTAAACCGCGTACCAGATACTATTGATAAAAGACAGGGATCCATGATTCAAACCGCGTTGGGTCCTGAAAGCTGGTATCTGGAAGGGTTGTATCTTGACCTGAACTCCGTGCAGAAGAATGCTTACGCCGAAACCGCAGGAGGTGATTTCCTTAATATGCTGGTGGCAGAGCGGGGAGTTGATAGAAAGCCTGCTACTTACGCAGTAAAGAAAGGTATATTTAACAGGGCGGTTTCCGTTGGATCTCGCTTTTCAGCCCTTACTGGAGGCGGCTATCTGACATACCGCATAATGGAGTTTATTGCTCAGACAGAAGCCGGGTATACATATAAAATGAGATGTGAAACAGCAGGAGAAATTGGAAACAATTACACCGGCCAGCTCATAGCCATAGATTACGTAACCGGGCTGACTTCTGCGGAACTTACAGAACTTCTTTCTGCAGGAACCGAAGAGGAAACCGATGATTCATTGAGAGCGCGGTATCTTGCGACCTTTGACGTTGCTTCTTTTGGCGGAAATCTTGCATCTTATCGTAATGCCACCCTTGCTATTGAGGGTGTAGGCGCGATACAGATCTATCCTGCATGGCAGGGAGGTGGAACGGTACTTTGCAGTATTTTAAATGGTAAATTAAACCCTGCAGGAAGTGAATTGATTAATACCGTACAGAATACCATTTGCCCACCAGAAAACGGTGAAACAGAACCTTCTGCCAATGGTTACGGAATGGCACCGATCGGAGCAGTGGTTACAATCGGAACCGGGACAGAATTGATCCTTAATATATCGCTTACTGTCCAGTTCATTGCTTCTGTGCAGAACGGAGAAACTACTTATAAAAGTCAAATAGACGAAAAAATAGAATCTTATCTTGAAACCGTTCGGCAGTCTTGGGGAGCAATGCTGAAAAGCCAGAAAATAGAATATGCCGTGACAGTATATGTATCCAGGATTATATATTCGATCCTTGATATTTCCGAGATCGTAAATGTTACTGATGTAACAATCAATGGGTCTGCATCTGATGTGGCTTGCATAGAAAACGCATCTCTGCAACAAGTGCCAGTGTTGGGGACGGTGACGATAAATGGCGGTTGATTTAAAAGTACTTCTTCCTGAGTGGTTTCAGAATGTAATAGAATTCAATGAGTTAATGAATTCAGAGGAAGCAGAACTGGAAGAAGCGGAAAACAGTATACGATCTATAAGAAATAACTGTTATATCCAGACTGCTGATGAAGCCACTATTCTGCTTTATGAAAAACGCTTTGGAATTGCTTATCAAGGAGAAAACCTGGAGTACCGAAGAAGCCGGATCATGCAAAGATATAATACTGTTGTTCCTTTTACGATTGGTTTTCTAAAAGATCGGTTGACAGAGCTTTACGGATCCCAGGGGTTTGAGGTTTCTGTTGATGGAAAACACAGTCTGATTACAATTAAGATCACCTCAGACCGGTACGGAGCGGTTAATTTACTCTATGATCTGCTGTGGGACATTCTTCCAGCGCACATGCAGATCATAGCTAGCCAAGTAAATACTAAGAATACGAAAGGAGTCTTCTCTGCAGGAGCGACACTGAGCAGCACAAAGATAATGACAATATAAGGAGGTTTTATGGGACAGTATAATAAAGCAATCTTGACAGCAGCTGGCGAGAATTTGATTGCCCGGGCTCTGGCCGGAGAGATTCAGCTGCACATCATAAAGGCAAAAACATCAAATCATATATACCCAACAGGCACAGATTTTAAATTGCTCACGGATCTGCAGGGAATTAAGCAGGCAGCGTCTGATCCAGCTACGACTGTATATAATGACACGATGATCCAGACCAGGGCTCTTTTCAGTAATGAAACAATAGAATCAACCTATTACATACACAACATTGGCTTATACGCCGTGGACGGGACCGAAGAGATCCTTTTTTGTATTGTAACAGCAGAGATCCCGGATGAGATGCCACAATATAATGGGGTGGCGTCTACCTCTTACATCTATAATATTCAGAATGTGGTTCAGGATGCCGCTGAGCTTAATATCACCGTGAATCCTTCAGGGACAGCTACGATTCAGGATGTACTGGAAAGAGTGGATATCTCTGGCGGAAATATCTCAGAAACCGTTATTGAAACTCTGGATACTGTAGAGGATAAGTATCCGATCCCGGCTGCAGGGGAGAGTGTTAAGCGGTTTTTCGGGAAAGTGCTGACATTCATGAAGAGCATAAGACCTCTTACGGGGGATGTTAATACTTATGTGTCCACAACCGGATCAGATACAACTGGTGACGGGACATCTGCCAAACCATATAGGACTATACAACATGCTATTAATAGCATACCAAAGGACTTGGGTGGATATACAGTAATAATAACCGTAAGTGATGGAACATATCCAGAGGATATAATGATAAGGGGCTTTGGTAATGGTATTTTTCACCTGCTTAGCAGTACGGAGACTGTACTATCTGATAACTGCAAGATTAATAGCATATATACATTTTGTAACACATGTTCAATGGCTATTGGTGGGTTTAGTATAATGACCACATCAGATGTTGGTATAAATGTGAATAACTGCGCTAGTATTAGTCTACAGTTTATAAAAATCACTGGAAATGCGTTATCGTCTGGAAAATACGGAATAACACTTTATAGATGTATATTTAGTGTATGGAATTGTCAAGTGTCATATCGGACTGTTGCTCTTTTTGCTTATAACAGTCATGGAGTATCAAATAATTGGGCAACATGCACTGGTAACACTTACGGGTTATATAGTTCATATGGTGCAGTTATAACTACCACTGGTACACAACCCGCGGCGAATACACTAAGAACTCACGACTCTGGCGGAATGTTTACATATGATAATGGGACTCAGATATCAGACTTAATTACATCTGGTTTATCATGCACTTGGGGAACAATACAGGGTGGTTATTATCGTAATGGAAATTCAAAAGGCGTTGCAGAAGTAACTCTTGGCTTTAGTGTCACAATTACCACACAGTTAACAGCAAATCAGAATTATGCTGTTAGTGGTATACCACAATGTGCAATACCTATTATGGTTGCCAGTTGTAGTGATAAAGCAAGCACAAAACACTGCTATGTTACTAATTCAGGTACATTTATATTTAACCCATCAATTAATATTGGCACTGGTAATAACCTTATATTTGGAGGTTCTTATATAACAAACTCATAAGGAGGAAAACATGAAAAATGAAACAATCAAAGTAGGAGATATAACATATAACATTGCAAATGGTAGCTGCGGCCTTAATAATTTAGACAGCCAAACTGCTAAAGTTGCAATAATCATAGGAACAAATAAAATTGAGGAAATACATAAAAATCTTACCCAAAACTCCACTGTTATAAAATACAATGCAGACGGAGTGGAAGAATGGAGACAGGGCAATTACGTATATACGGGGTTGCCAATTTTTAACCCTTCATTCCCAGTCAGAATAGAGCAGGTACAAGACAAGGATGAAGAGGGCAACCCTAAATACATAAACAAGGAGATCATGGACGCGGTCCTCATTGCCGAGTACAGGACACCAAACATTCAGGACAAGGTAAGAGAGCAGGAACAGCAGATCAACGGCTTAACTGCTCAGGTAGCATACCTGCAGATGATGTCCATTAAAGAGGAGGTATAGATCATGAGCAAAAACTATGAAAAGGTAAAGCGATTTTATGAAACTCAAGACTGGCCACTTAACTGGGTGCAGGACGCAGTGAGCCGCTGGATTACGGCAGCGGAGTACCAGGAGATCACCGGAAAAGAATATGAGAAAGAGTGAGGAAAATGAGAGTGAAATTTGTTGATAAATACAATGCCGTAGTTGGCATGATAGTAACAATTTTGACGGCTTTGTTTGGAGTATATTGGTATGTATTTGCTGGCTTTCTGCTTTGCAATGTACTTGATTGGGGAACCGGCTGGTACAAGGCGAGAAAATTAGGCCAGGAAAGCAGCAAAACAGGATTAAAAGGAATTCTAAAAAAAATTGGCTATTGGGTGATTATCCTGGTAGCTTTTTTACTTCCGGATCTTCTCATAAATTTAGGCAGGGACATACTTGAAATTAACCTTGAATTTATGTTGCTCTTGGGCTGGTTTACCCTGGCATGTCTGTTGGTAAATGAAATTAGAAGTATCTTAGAAAACCTTGTTGAATGTGGATATAGCGTGCCGGTATTTTTGATCAAGGGGCTTGCTGTGACGGAAAAGTTACTTAATGCAAAGACAGAAAATATTGAATAATCTGTTGCGACCGTCGCAACGGTTGTAATGTCACAACTTTATGGACCTGGGATAATCCTGGGTCCTTTTTCGATTGGAGGAAGATAATATGCAGATCAATAAATTACTTACACCATTTAACCATAATGAGGGCGCTGTGGATCGTATCAAGTATATCGTGATCCATTATGTAGGGGCAACCGGAGGAGCTGAGGCAAACTGCAAGTGGTACGCTGGTGCCGATCGGAGCGCCAGTGCACATTATTACGTTGATTTTGATGGATCTATATGGCAGTCTGTAGATGATAAAGATATAGCGTGGCACTGCGGAGCAAAGAAGTATGCGCATCCTGAGTGCCGGAATGCGAACAGTATCGGAATTGAAATGTGTGTCCGGAATAATGGAAGTAAGGCAGATACAAGCAGGGATTGGTATTTCGAGGATGCAACGGTGCAAACGGCCATTGAATTAACCAAGGAGCTCATGGCAAAGTACAACGTACCTATTGATCATGTAATACGGCATTATGACGTGACAGGGAAGATCTGTCCGAACCCTTACGTTTATAACCACACCGACCATACATGGGAAGCATTCAAGGCGGGATTAATGGGAATGGAGGTCAAGAAATCCTCCGGCTGGGTGCAGGTAACAGATGGTTGGATGTACTACAATGGGGATACCGGTCTGCCGGTCCGCAATGACTGGGTTCAAGTTGATGGAAAGTGGTACTGGTTTAACACTGCAGGTATCATGGTCACAAATACTTGGTATCAGTATAACAGCGCATGGTATTACCTGGGACCGGACGGGGTTATGTGTCAGTCGCAGCTGGTTGAGAATTCCGGAAAGATCTATGCGGTAGACGCTGAAGGTAAGATGATAACGGAGCCGGTGACACTCACTCCGGATCAGGACGGGGCGTTGCAGTATCCTGGGTTATGACATTAAAATGCTGCTGGTTTTATGGTCAGCAGCATTTTAATAACAATTAAAAAAGCAAAAAATGCTATAGACAAATTACTGTAAATGTTGTATTCTTTTAGAGAATTATTGAATACTATAAAGTACCGGAGATAACGGTGTTCAGTATATGAGTGCTTATTAATCGAAGGTAAAATGCAATATGCAGATAAGGGAAAGTCTCTTGTACGGTGTTCGTTTTGCGAATGCTTTAGTCAAGGGACTTTTCTACATTCCTATATTTTAAACAATCATATATTCTGATAAGTCTACGAATATTTGTCTTAGTGTTTTGAGTCTCTGTTTCTAAAATATCTCTGTTATTGCTAAAAATTTTGTTCAGAATTTTTTCTAAATCGTCTACACATATCTGTTCCTGTGTTAAATGAGCAATAAGATATGTAGCTTTATTTAAATTCTTTTCTTTTTCCCAAATGTCATTAACTGAAGTATATGACCCTAATATATTTCGATGATTTCTTATGCTATCACTAATAATCTTATCAAAAGTAGTCTGTTCAGCCAGTTCTAATACGTCTAAATGCTTTTCTCTAGCATAATATAAAAATTTAAAAAATGGTAGATTATTAGAGTTTTGTTTTCTTAACTTGGGGAACGCATATTTAAGTAATTCATCCGGATTGAAGTCTAAATCATTAAGTATTACATTACGATACCATTCGCTACCACTTAATCCGCTTAGCCCCTTTAGACCAAATTCAGACATTCTTCCTATGGCTAATACTAATTCATCATCATCCAGCCTTTTATCATCTATACTGGCAACTTTTATATTAGTGGTAGGAGAGTTGCTCAGAGTATAAGTATACAATTCTTGCTTAAATTTTCTAAGCAATTTTACTGGGATTTCAGACTTTTTCTTACTGATAGCATCATATATTAGGCTAAAATCACTGCAACGAATTTTTGTCATATACAAAATCTTATCACCTATGACCATAGAATGAGGAGAAATTTCGACATCCTTAAAATGTTCATCATACTCTACAAAAACAAAGCGCTCTTGAAGTTTTTCAAGGTTTTCTTTGGAGAGGCAATTAACAATTGAATAAATAATCTTTTGAATGTTTGAGTCATTTAACGAGTAACCTAAAAAAACAATAGGGTATTCCATAAAGATAGTCATGAGTTTCGCAGCTAAGTAAGGGCTTTTTTCATCAAACAAAGTATAATCAATCTTATTTATAATAATGCTATTTGGATTATTTATCGAGCCATGAATTTTATAAATTTCAGCAATTCCTTGTATTGCTGAGAAAATCAACTCTTCTTGCCCCACATATTCGTGAAATTCATCTAACGTATCTTCTAAGAAGAGGTCATAGTTTGTTGTAATAACTCCAGATATGCTTTTTTTAGAAATTTCGTGTAGCTTTTTAATTTCAGATTTATGGTATTCTACTATGTTTGAATTGTGTTTTATGTACATGGCTATTTCAGCCTTGAATGGAGATACCCCACTTTTTACCATATCTGAATAGTATACATCTAGATTTCTTATTTCAGGATTAGAGAACCATAATTTATTATAATCATGTTCAATAAGTTCTGCTATTTGAGGGTATAGACCAACTTCGCAATTCATAGCCTTTGCACTACTTTCATAAGAAGAATAGGCGTAAGGATCATTGCTGATGCGAATTGCAAAGATTTCTAGCAGACTCTTCCAATCGGGTAAGTTATAATATCTTCTAGTAATTCCAGATCCAATAAATAAAAACGGTGTAGTATTGAATTGTTTAACTACATCATCTAATGATTTACTATACAT